TGTATCCATCTCTATCTGCTTTTCGGGTCATTTCTTCTGAAAATGTTCTGACCCCAGGCAATTCACTTTCATAGTCATCCAAAAACTCTTGGGCCAATGATTCCGGTGAACGGCGTTTATCTTCCTCAGTCAAAAATCGCTTATCCCGGAACAGCAATTTAGCAATACGTTTAACCCCACCCCCATACAATTTACAGAACATAAGCAATTTCGCGCATTTTCGATAGTACTCGAATTGCTCTTCATAGTCTGGTCGTTTCCCAAACACGCTCCTAGATATTTCCCCGTGATAATCTTTTCCAGACAGTAGGGCTTTCATCATAGCCTGCTCCTTGGCTAGAGATGCAAATACCCATACCTCCATTTGTTTGAAATCAGGGAAATACATGATGTGGCCTGGTCTAGGCCCAAATGCTTCTCTGGGTCGCATTCGTACTCGCGATTTCCGTAACCCAGTTTCAGCATCAGCAACATTCATGACACTGGGATCCGAGCTGGACAACCTTCCTGTCTTGGCCGCCAGCTGTCTCCACGTTGGTCGGACAACCCATACTTCAGGCGATTCCTCAAACCAATACCGTTCATACGAATCAATAAGCGATACCATACCTTTCGCGGTTCGTAATTCCAGCACGGCTTCTGCCAGTTTATCGGTTTTTGCTAATTCCGTTAAATGTGTTCCTGGAAGGGAATAATTTCCCTTCTCCGTAAACATGGGTGTCAATTTTCTGTCGTCGTAGAATATCTTGCACAGTTGAATTGGGCTGGCCAGATTGACGCCTTCACCTCCATTTTGATTAGCTATCTCAGTCTGTTCGTCGATGTAATCTAAATAGAATTTCCGTAATTGATTAAATCGACGTTTGTAAACACGTATACCTTTTGCTGACATGCGGGCGACGACATGGAATAGCTTCATCTCCCGATTAAACACATTTTCCAATCCTTCATCATCCATCAGCTTCGGCCACAACAAATGGTACAGAAGGATTGTACGTTCTGCGTCTTGTACTGCGTATTTCTCACACAGACTGCGGTCAGCTAGCCAGTAATCCGCCTCCGCAGGTGTTCGACCTGCAATGACGTGATTCCCAAATGCCCATCGATTCTTTTTTGCTACACGCCTGCCGGATGCAACAGATTTCTGTAACTCTTTTTTATCATCGTCTTCGTATTCAAACCATTTCTTACACAATGGTTTCAGCGCATACGTCATTTCAGAACCAGCTGAAACGATATGGGCCAAAATCAATGTATCGATGATCTGGCCTTTTATTTCATAGCCAGCCATACGAGCCATTAATACGTCGAACGCGATATTATGCCCGACCTTGGTGATAGTTTCATCTGCCCAAAATTGACGTATTAATTCTTGTTTATCCTTATCTGTATACAGAACCTCTCTATTGCGGGGATCGATATCGTGCCGAATGTACGCCGTATTGCCTTCCAGGTCGCAAAATGACCACGCAAATGCTCTGGCTGGATGGACGTGTCGTTTTTCGATATCAGGTTTACGGGCAGTGCCAAAATTAATTTCTACTTCACGTATAGCCCACGGAAAAAGTCCAGTTGTTTCTGAGTCAACTCCGATGATGTTTCCTTTGAGTCCCAGTTTTCGTACCGATCTACCAGCCATTTTAGGAATCCGCATCGTTCACACTTATCCTCCTGTTCCGCATCACAAGGCTGAGCATTGAGAGGCGATTCCATTAACCGTTCACAGCTCTCGTTTTCTTGAATGAAATGCGAAATGTCGTGGCATAAATCTTTTTCCCTATTAATGACGATATCGAGTAACGCCATTTGATTAGCAACATCGATTAAACGAGCGTTAATCGGTTCTGATTCTACTTTTTGAGAATTTATAAACTCTCGAATGGCTGTCATATGTTTACGAATCAATACCCACATGACTTTTTGGGGAGTTATGTCCAGCTCCCAGGCTTGGCGAAACATTTCAACCAATACGATGCCTTGTGTCGCATAGTCATGAGACTTCGGTTCCATGACATCCATACAATCATTAAAGAAGGCTCTATTTAGATCCAATTGTTCTTTAACATTCATGGGGATTCATATTTACTGAGTTTTTCCCGAGTAACCACTGTCACTTGGGATTCAAGATTATTGACTTTGGGGCGACGCATGTATTCTTTATTCCATATGAACCATGCACAAGTTACAGTATCCGTCCCCCCATTGCGTGTAAACGAAAATCTGGGAAGAACAATTATTGCGGGTGGGTATTGTGCTAAAAAATCAGCCCTATTCCTGCATGGTTCTAGATATGTCAGCCTGAGTAGACAAGCCACGCCATGTCGAGACCATTCATAGGCAAGAGGAATGATCTTATGGGCCGATGAAAACGGGGGATTAGTTATCGTCCACGATGGTTTTTTCTTCCACAAGGTTTTCTTGGTTGCATCGTAGTGGTAGTCCGATTCTCTGCTGGAATCGATGTCGTTTGTTTTTACTTTGAACCCATTGGTACGGAGTTCATTTGATATTGCACCATCTCCGTTACATGGTTCAAGAACAGTTCCATATACATCTGTTTCAATATTGTCTAATAAGGCGCGTGTAAACGATAGAGGTGTTTCGTAAAAATCAAGGGGTCTCCTCATCTTTAGACTCCTCGCCTTCATCCAATGCGTGAAGCTTAATTAATTCACAAAATCCATCAATGTGTGTTTGTCTGACTTCTGGACCCAATGCTATTGTTCCTTGCCGTATTCTGAATCCGATCAATCTACACATGGCGACCATCAACATGCCTTCGGGAATGTGGTCCTTTGACGCCAATACCGCTTCCAGTGCAATGACGGATTCTTTTACCTGTTGTCGCGCTACATGTAATTGTTCGTCTGTTAACTCTACTTCATCGTTTTTCTCATCACCCATGTCAGTAATCCTTGAATTCAGCCAATCCGTTTTCCACCATTAATTTATTCAGGTTCACGTCGCCGTCCCACACTGTCACTAGCCATCTGCCAAACTTTCCAGACTTATTGTGGCTCTCCACCCTCAGCGACTTTCTAAGGAAGGCTTTGTCCATGGCATGTCCCAAAAATAGTTTTGTTTCTAAACCTTTCTTCTTCTCAGACCCTCTAACTTCAGGAGCATTGATACCAAGCAAGCGAGTTTTAATTTCTATTCTGACGCCGAAGCCAAGATCCAGGACGAGATCCAGGATTGTATCCCCATCATAGACTCTCCAAGATACAGGAGAGAATATCCATCTTTGATCTTTACTTATTCTGTTTTCCTTTAAGATCTTTTTTGTTTTCCTTTTTTTCTTTGATTCTTTCTGAGCCATCTCTCACCACCTTATTTCCAGACAGACATTGCGGACAACCTTCACATAGACCGTGTTCCAGATTCCATCCATAAGTCCACGATTTACCTCTATGTCCAAGCTGAGGGTTTTCCAACCTTGGAACATTATTTCTGTGGGCTTCTATGCCTGCATCGACACTGGCTCTAACATATTTAGGTCTATATTTTTTCAATCTCCCGTCACGTTCTGCTCTTCTTACGTGGTCTCTACGATCCATGACAACCCCTTTCAGCAACCGACGCCATGATCACCGTACACCATGCGTCCTGGTAGATGGTTACAGGCGTCTAAGGGTCGTTTTAAGGAAAAAAGGGGACATACCCCAACCCATGGGTATGCCCCCCGCCTTAATCCCTTACAGGCGTTATTGTGGACGTTTACGTGCTTTTTTCGGAGGAGTCGTTACGGGTTCGGCTTCCAGTTTATCGACGGATATTCTGACCGTGCGTCCTTCATCCAACGACACACGGACTTTCCCTTCGTCTTCGATGATTTCAACAATCTCTCCAGCGGCATCTCCCTTTTTCGTTGAGGCGATAACACGCATACCGACTTCTACTTCTTGTTCATCATCCCCGTCATCTCCACCTTCATCGTCCGATTCTTCATCATCAGACTCTTCATCATCAGACTCTTCAGGTTCGTCGGGGACTCCCCCATCGGTATCTTCTACATCTTCATCAGATCCCGTGTCGTCATCAGATGCATCATCATCTTCGTCCGAACTACTGGCCTGCATGATCTTATCGACGTAGACATTTTGAAACTCACCGCGTGTCTTTAATCGAATTCTAGACAGCGGTCTCTTCTCAATAAGCTCATCTAAGATATCGGCTATCTCTGTAATATCTTCAGGCAGTTCATACGAGAACCTGGCCAATTTTCTTCCCAGGAACACCAGATTATCTTCTGTCTCTAATCCATCGAAATCCAGTTTCGTATCGCCTTCATGTTCACCGTCTACAATAGTCCATGTCCATTGAATCTGTAAACGTCCAGAAGATTTGGATTCACCGATAGTAGCTCCAGTCAAATGGGCAAGATATCGACCGTCAGGTACTTCAGCAAATCCAACAGTCTCATTCGCCTTTGAACGAGCATTCTTCCAATCACCTTGCGCCTTCTTCAGTTTGTTCTTTAGTTTCTGATCCATATCATTTATCCGTTTCTGTTAGTTTAGTCTCTGACCGCATAGCTCCACCAGCCAATCGGTCCGGGGTTTTCCCTGACAATGTGTCGAGAATTAATTGCCACGGAAGTCTGAGAGTCCCTGTTGAGCCAGCCCATTCAGGGAAATCTCGTGATATTTTTTCTATCGCTCTACCACATTTCACCATTCGTTCTTCTACTGTGCCTTGACCTCCTTTTTGGTATCTAGACTTTGAATACGGTGCATCTGGACAGACTCTGAAATTACGTACTCCTTTCGACATCATCCACAGGAAAAAATGCCTATCATCTAGCCCATATGTATCGTGAGGAAATACGTAATCTCTACATAAATACCTTCCGACACAGTAAAAGATCATAGCCGGTTGCGGATACGATCTTGTCGATCCATGCGACTCCATTAACTTTCGCCTATTCCTGTCAAAATGTTCCGATGTGGAATGAGCTCCAGCCATGACACACAACCCACTGTGTTCAGAAAAATCACGATAGGCATTTAAAAGGGTATGTAATGATTCTTTCGAATAGACAGCATTGTCGTCAGTAAATACATAAGTATCAGCATTGGATGATAAATCTGCAGAACACTTTAACTGCTGTCTGGCAAAAGACACCGATCCTTCAGGGTTGTGATAGAACACATAGTTAACTGAAGGATTTTCTTCCATAAATGGCTTATATGAATCAATCTCCCTGTGCTCTATCCCTACGTACACTTTATTACTATCCAAAAATGGCATTTTCTTAAAGCCTTTTTGGATACGATCCGATCTGCCTTTTGTAGGAATCATGATCGCATAGCTATGCGATTTCTTGCTAGATTTCATTTTCATGAAACTCTTCGTCTCATTTTCTTTTTAACAGGCTTGGCATCGGGATCTGGATTTAATTCATTATTGAAAGCATCGACAAAATTCTTGTACCCTTGTTCAGCCGATGACCCCATAGGTATTTTTCTTACAGGATTACCATTCCACATAAACCTCCCATCCAATCGGTGTCCTGCAGATATATCTTCATCACCACCAACAACTAACACTCTTTCTTCACCGTCATAAGAAAAATACGCCCAAATATCAACCAACCCCTCAATGATCTCTGCAGCTTGCCTGGGCATCGTACTGATAACCTTGTGACTGCTGGACCCTCGACGGGTTTTAATCTCTCGTTCCATGGCATGGGAGATAAATATGACACCCTTTCCTGCAGATATCAGTCTGTGAATTTGTCGCTCGAATTCTTTACGAATGGCTCTCCATCCTTTCCCCCATTCTTCATCAGCAGCATCCTCGATAGCTAACTTAGAACATGCGTACGCATCGGCTGCCTTAAAAGCCAAATCCACGGTATCTATCACAACGGTCTTAAACCGTTTATCTTTTCTGATCTCAGTAACTGCTTTTTTAAATGTCGCCCAGTCAGCAAATTCTGATTGATAGATTTCCAACGCTTTCCCCCCAGGTTCCCACATTGCGTGTAACGCATCAGGGAATTGAGCAGACAACATTGTTTTGCCTATTTTCTTTTCACCAAACAACAAGATAATGTAATCGCCTATCGATGTTTTAGGAGTTGATTTCTCTGTCGGTAGTGAATAATCCACTGGTCGATTCCTTTTTGTTACAGGGGATTTATCTGTTCCCGGTTTCTTTTTTCTGACCACAGCCATCGATCTATTCCTTTACAGTCGGTCGTAGATGTTCTGGGTACGAACCATTTGTCTTAACCCACTCAATGGGTCGTCTACCTTCCATACTTTCTGGATGTAGAATCCAAAATGGATTTTGCTCTTTTCTATGCGTACGGGGTATATCCTCGCCATCATGGGGCCACTTTTCATCAGGAGGCCATGATTCCAGCTTAGCGAATACAGCTCGCCCAGCCTTATCACTATGCGATCCCAAGTGTTTCGATATGAATGCAGGGCATTTCATTTTAATTTCTCGCAACATCAATTGAGCAACGCAGTTAATCTCCCAATCCATGACATGCTCTAATCGGTTGGCAAGGACGCCGCGCATCGACGGATAGGTATATGAAATGTGGATATACGTCTGTGTCCCAATAGGCAACAAACGTCGAGCGTCTTGCCATGGAATCCCCATATCCACCAAAGTAGAATACAATTTTTTCCCAGCCAGAATATAACTGTTGATAGCTCCATGCAATGTGAATTTATTGGCCTTTGCAAGGTAGTCTTTTAGTGGACTGATATCATTGATGCAAGAAACGTATCGACTGTCATCTGGAGGCATATCATCGTCGGTTAATGCCTCGTCTCGACAGGCTCTTCTGATGGTTTCTGGCATTGTCCACGGTCTATGACGCCAATCATTATCTCGCCCACCGTGCTGCATGACTGCGCACCCAATACGGGTTCTCACCAATTGGTGCGTACAGGCTCTTGATACTCCATCAATCGTGAATGCGAATGAGATCAATTCCAATGCTTGTTGCAGTGTTTTACCGGCAAAACAAGATTTCACGTATT